TTTAAATAGTCTTTAAACAGAATTTCAATAACTTTTAAAACACCAAAACATCATGAATCAGGAATTTAAAAACAGAATTATTGCAGCGATAGTACTTGATCGCAATCAATACCAGTCGGCAGCAAAGCAAGCCGTATCATTAGATATCAACAGCGCGCAATTGAGCCGTGTGATCAATGGTGATCATGAAAATGTATTGAGTGAAGCAAAATGGTATTCCATTGCCCGCAGACTGGATGTTCAACTTTGTGAAGAGTCGAAATGGATAACGGCTAAAACCCCGGCTTATGATTTTATATATCCACAGTTGAACGCTTGTCAACAAAGGAGCATGAGTAGCCTGCTTTGCGATATCGCTGACCTGGGTAAGACTTACACGGCTCGTTGTTATGTTAAAGAAAATAAGTTTGCTATTTATATTGATTGCAGCCAGGTGAAAAGTAAACAAAAACTGGTTCGCGGCATATCAAAAGAACTGGGGTTGGGAAACACAGGCAAGTACGCTGAGGTGTATGCAGATTTGGTGTTTTATCTGCGTTCGATTCCCAACCCCTTAATTATACTGGATGAGGCGGGTGATTTGGATTACCCAGCCTTCCTGGAACTAAAGGCTCTATGGAATGCTACCGAAGGCGTATGTGGTTGGTATATGATGGGTGCTGATGGGTTGAAACAAAAGATTGAACGTGCCCTGAGTGCTAAGAAAGTGGGTTATGCTGAATTATTTTCACGCTTTGGTAGCCGGTATCAAAAAGTTACACCGGATGGTTCTGAAGCATCCGAAGAATTTAACCGAAAACAAGTGGCTATGATTGCTAAAGCTAACAACCCGGATGTAGATGTGAAAGCGATTATCGCAAAGGTGAACGGTTCATTACGCAGGGTTAAAATAGAGTTGCAAAAATTGAAATAGAGAACCCTAGTCCACCAGTTGGCGGAGCATTAAGACGCAGTTATTAAAAATGAAAAGAAATAGAGATGGCGATTAAACGAGCGTTGACAATTCAGAATATCCTTGATAAGAAATATGATTTGTTTGATTTTGAAGATGAATGGTTTGATGCTTTTGATAAACCGGAAAAAACAGGAGTATGGTTTATCTGGGGAAACTCCGGGAATGGTAAGACAAGTTTCACATTGAAATTGATGGAACATCTCTCACGATTTGAACACATTGTTTTTAATTCACGGGAGGAAGGAACAAAACATACGCTAAAAAAGAGTCTTGTAAAATTTAATATGCAGGATGATAAAAACAAAATACATGTGGTTGATGAAAACATGGAGGTTTTTACAAAGAGGTTAAACCTTAAAAAAAGCGCAAAAATAGCGGTGATCGATTCCTATCAAACAACTCAAATGACATTTAATGATTACTTGAAATTTAAGGAACAATTTCCAAAAAAACTAATAATCTTCATTAGCCAGGCAAGTGGCAGAAAGCCAACCGGCAGACCGGCAGAAAGCGTGATGTATGATGCTTCTTTGAAAATATGGGTTGAAGGATACAAGGCATTCAGCAAAGGCAGGTACATTGGCACAAAGGGAAATTATACAATATGGCCGGAAAAGGCTTTTGATTATTGGGGTGAACACAAGAAAGTATTATCACAAATATAAAAGATTTACTATTTACTTTTTAAACATACACAGACATGGCAACAACTTTTATGGATAAACAGAAAAATGCATTGATAAAAAAGTATCATACTTTATTGAGAAAAGGCAATGTAAGTGAAATGGATAAAAAAGCGATACTATCGCAATGGGGTGTAACTACTTCAGTGGATTTGACACTAAAGCAATTGATTGAGGTATGTGATTTGTTGGACCGCACCTCCAACCCTGAATCTGACGAACTGGATAAACGCCGTAAGCGGTTGATAGCGGTCATATTTGCATGGCGTGAAGCAATGGGATGTGTAACCGATATGAATGAAGTGAAGGGCATTGCCTGTAACGCTTCGGGTAAAGTTTGCAGTTTTAATGATATCCCGAAAGAACAACTACAGTCTTTATACTATGCCTTCAGGAACCAAACGAAGGATTTGAATAACGTGGCTGTATTGACAGAAGAAATGGTTGGAAAAATGACAACGTTGAATTAATCATTATCCCAGGTATTTGACAGGAAAATAAAAATAATACAGAATTTTAATATCATAGAAATGGAAAAAGAAATACAAAAAATTGATGAGTTGATCGAATGGCTCGAAACTCATGAAATTGATGATCCGGATTACGCGGATAAGTTTGCAGAATTCAAAAGAATGGAGGAAGATTATGACTGATCAGATATTTATATATGTACCGGTTATTATTGGAGTCTTTATAATTGGGATTTACCTGGCAAAGAATTATAAAGGAAAAAAAAGCGTATGAACAAGCTTGCTTTAATCAATATCCCGGTAGGCGAACGAGGGATGATCAATGGTAAATTGTACGAGGCACAAAAGACCGATATTTTTGGAGCTGCCAGTTGCTTTGTTTGTGATCTTCATATCCCTGGTTCCGGATGTAATAATCGAAATGTCGTATGTTATTGTCCTCCCCGGACTTTTAAGGAAGTTACTCCGGAATATTACGATAACAATTATGATTATGATGAATGGGAAAATACAAAAGTATCGCACATAGTTATACTAATCATTTTATTATGTATCCCAATGGCTGGATGTTGGATTTGGGAAAAAATATTGACTATCGGAATTTATATAATTAACAAAATAAAAAAATGGCAAAAACAGTAAACGTTGGGGATTTAACCCCTGATCAAATCAAAGAACTGCATGCTCAGTTTCGTGAACAAGAGAAAAAAGCAAGTGAACAACGTACGGCTGACAGATTAGCCCTTGTTGACCTTGAAAATGAGGTTGTATTGGAAATGATGGAGGAAGTAGAATTATTATCTGAAGCCATCGTAAATTTTAAACAAAAGTGTATTCATAAACTTGAACCGCTTATGCAAATGAAAACTGATTTGGCAAAGGCGGCTGAAAAACAAAAATCCTTCACTTTCAAAGCAAAGGACAATTCAGTAAAATTTGTAATTGACTATAACGACACTTTCAAGTACGATGATGGTATACATGCAGGTGTTGAATATGCAAAACAGTGGTTGACGGAAAAGTCAGATGAAAGTGAAGATTCAAAAATGATGACCTCCATTATTGAAAATCTACTTGGTAAATCAAGAGGCGGAACTTACTCAGCTGAGAACCTTTGGGTGTTTGTAAGTTCGGCAGAAGATTACGACGTACCGCTGCTGAAATTGGCCGCCGATGCAGTAAAACGGTCACTTTATAAGGAAATGACTTCAGTGTCCGTAAAGGTGTTTAAAAAAGAGGAATTTGGCTATAAGCAACTTCCATTATCAGCAACAAAAGCATAGTAGATTTAAAATTAATAATAATAATCAGTTCCGAACACACGGGACATAAACAAAAACAACATGCATAATTGGTTTGAGACAAAGATTAAATACGAGAAAACTGCTGAAGAGGGTAAAATCGTAAAAGTAAGTGAAACGTATTTGGTGGATGCCTTGTCATTCACAGAGACAGAGGCGCGAATCATAAAAGAAATGACGCCTTATATTACTGGTGAATTCACAGTGTCAACAATTCGTAGAGCAAGAATCAATGAAATATTCTTTGATGAAAATGGTGAAAAATGGTACAAAGCAAAATTGTATTTTATTTCTCTTGACGAAGACAAAGGAATTGAAAAGAGAACGGCAACTACTATGTTAGTTCAGGCGAACGATACGAAGGAAGCCAACGAAGGAATTGTAAAAGGTATGAAAGCTTCCATGGCTGACTACCAAATAGCTTCTGTCACGGAAACACAAATCTTAGACGTATACCTGTTCGATGCCGTCGGTTAAGGAACTTCAAAGGATGGCAATGAAAAAGCAGTCGCCGGAAAATAAAATTGAATATCTGGCGGCTCTTTTTACACTTTTAATTGTTTGCGACAATTATATTTTGACAAAGAAAGATAATGGTTTAAAATTGGTTGTCTATAAAAATATACTGAGTCAGGAATTTAATGTTACAAACGAATTTGAACTTACAAAACCATTAGGTGAATGGTTGGTATCAATCCCGAAAGGGGTATGGGATGTAAAATAATAAATACTTAAAATTATATGGATACATTAGAAGCAATAAAAATTTCAAAGAATAATGCCCGGAAGTTATATACCACTATGCCGGAATTCAAGTCAGCACTTGAAGATACATTTGGGAAAGATTTTTTCACTGGTAAAATTACCGATCGAATCAAAACATACAAAGATGCATGTTTAGAACTTAATGAAATCCCTTTAAATGAAAAGGAACTTACAGACCTTGGTTTCACAACCGATGAAATCAATTACCGGAAACTAAAAACGGTAACTAAGGCTCTTAACCAGGGATGGGTTCCTGACTGGACTAATACGAACCAGGCAAAGTGGGTTCCTTATTTCCGGTTGTCCTCCGGGGCTTTCGTTTTCACTGACGCGGATTTCGCTTACTCGTCTGCGAATGCGGGGGACGGCTCGCGCCTTTGCTTCCCCAGTGACGAATTGGCGACATATGCAGGCAAACAATTTGCCGATACATATAAAGGATTTATGTTTTAATTTAAAATAATCAGCTTTTCCAATCAGTCGGTTGACTGATTGGAAAAGCACAAAAAAACAACACACACACACATGAAAAAAGAAGAAAAAGAAGTAGCAGTAAAAGAAGTGAAAGAAAACGTGATGGTACGTATTAAGACTTTCGAAGATGCCATTAAAGAAACCTGTCGTCCGGAAGTTCCTGACTTCTCAAATTTACATGAAGATTTGCGTGAGTATTTTAAAGCGCAATACAAAATTATTGTGATTGCCGAAGCATTGAACGAAGGATGGAAAGCCGACTGGAATGATGGTGATCAATGTAAATACTATCCATACTTCTATATGTCCTCCGGGGCTTTCGTTTTCAATGACGCGTGTTACGATTACTCGTATGCGTCTGCGGGGTACGGCTCGCGCCTTTGCTTTAAAACGCGGGAACTGGCAAGGTATGCAGGCGAACAGTTCTTTGAAGTGTGGACAACAATTATTCAGAAATAGAAATTAAAGGTTGTTTGTCTTTGTGGGTTGTCCTCCAGGGCTTTCGTTTTCAATGACACGAATTACGATAACTCGAATGCGAATGCAGGGAACAGCTCGCACCTATGCTAAAGATTTTTACAGAGACAAAGACCTTGGCACTTGCCAAAAAAATACTAATTCAAAAGGTGCTGGTATCCGTCATTTAATGGTGAACGCTCCGATACGAAAAGCAAAGCATGAAAAGATATAATGATTTATTTGATACAGTTTGCAGCCTTGAAAACCTCTGTTTAGCTTTTGAAAAAGCTAAACAGGGAAAGGCTAAAAAATACGGAGTGATGCTCTTTGAAAAAGACCTGGAATGTAATATCAAACAATTGCATTCAGAACTGGTGAATGGAACATATAAAACTTCAGAATACAGCATTTTTACAATTACCGATCCAAAGGTCAGAACAGTTTACCGGCTTCCATTTAGGGACAGAATTGTTCACCATGCTATTATGAATATTCTTGAACCAATATGGATATCGGTTTTCATTCAAAACTCATACGCATGTATAAAAAGCCGTGGCATTCATGGTGTTTTAAAACATATTAAACGGGATTTAAAAGACGTTGAAAATACAACTTATTGCTTAAAATTGGATATTAAGAAGTTTTATCCGAGTGTTGATCACGAGATACTAAAAAGTATCATCCGGAAGAAAATAAAGGATACAAAGCTTTTAAATCTATTAGATGGTATAATTGATAGTGCACCTGGAGTTCCCATTGGTAACTATTTGTCACAGTTCTTTGCCAACTTATATTTATCATATTTTGACCACTGGATTAAAGAAAAAATGAAAGTGAATTACTATTACCGGTATGCTGATGATATTGTTATCCTGGCACCTGATAAGCCTTATTTACAAAATTTGCTAAAAGAAATAAGCGATTATATGACTGTCAAATTAAACCTTCAGGTAAAAGGTAATTACCAGGTATTTCCAACCAGTATCAGAGGGATAGACTTTGTTGGTTACATTTTCTACCATACTCACATTCTAATGCGTAAATCAATTAAAAAACGCTTTTGCAGGAAGGTTGCCAAATTGAACAAAAAAGACCTTGACCCGAAAGCATATAAAATGCGGGTTAGTCCCTGGCTCGGTTGGGCGAAACACTGTAACTCAAAACACTTACAAAAAAAGATACTCAAAAAATGAAAAAATTTTCTGAATTAGGAATTAAAGTAGATGAAGATAAAACAATATTTAATGTACCACTTATATCAATAACGGACATCGTAAATTGTGAAATTGAAGTACTTGATTTCACATCAGGTATAAAAACAGAATATGGAGAAGGTAGATATATCATTAAAATACGATATAAAAATGAAGAGTCTAAATTTTTTACCAATTCAACAAATATTAAAGAAATGTTAGACAAAGTTCTAAAACATGATTTCCCATTTCTGACAACAATCGTAACACAGAAATACAGTGGATCTAA